CGATGACAGCAGGCGAAATAAGAATGGCGCGGGCTCTTTTTCAGAACGCCATTAATTATAGCGCCGTAAAAGTTTACAACGGTGATTATTTGCCGTTTGGTTTGCAAAATAGCCGCGTCGCTATGACACCAGACGGCAATATGTACTATCCTGAAGCTCTCTTCAGAGAAGATTTTTCCTTTGGTGACATAACGGATAAAGCGTTGTTTATGCATGAAATGGGGCATGTATGGCAACACCAGATGGGCGTCAATGTCCGGACTCGTGGTTTAGTTAGCTGGGCTTCAAGCTATGAATACTCTTTGCCAAATGAAAAGGATTTAGCAGATTACAGCCTCGAACAACAGGCTTCTATTATTGCTGATTATTATGTGCTAACTAACTTTGGTGTGAATGTTTTTATTCAGCAATCCACTTTTAAAGGCATCATCGGACCTGATTTACGAGATAAATACAAGAATATTCTTAAATACTTCCTTGCATCACCCACTAATAAAAGGTGCCTGTGGAAATGAAAAAATTAATGCTAATTGCGTGGTCGCTTTTACTGAGTGGTTGCATGGTAGATAACTCACCCTACCGGGCCGCTGATATTTCATTATCTGCAAATGGACAACCTTGCGTTACAGTATCGAAGGATTCACTGACCAGTGACGGAAAATCAAAATTGCTGGTTCTCAGAGTATCCGAGCGAGCCCCGGACAATAATATGAAACAGGTCTGGGAACGTGATGATATGAGTAACCCAACGCTGACTGTGATACCTGATAGATGTCTGCCCGTTGATTACCACTTTGAGAAAGGTAAAGAGTACAGCGTCACAGCAATCACTGCCTTTTCAGCAAGTGAAGTGGGGACTAAACGTATATGGTCTGCAGGTTTCAACCTGGAGAATTTAGCCCCAAAACGATGATCATAGATGTTTAAAGATGACGTCCTCTATTATCACAATATCCTCTTTGTTTAAGCCCAGCAGAAGCCGTCGCGGATACACAATATCAGGACGGTTTCGGGCCGGTTTATCCTTTAATCCATACTGATGAACCCGCGCGATGCGCTGTACTTTGTCAGTAAACTCCACCACTGCCGCGCTGTCATTACCGCTGGCTTTCAGATAGCGATTCGTGCGCAGCTTCGCGAACATTTCCCGCTTAATCCGGCCTTTCTTCGCACGCAACGGCTGGGGTTTCCGCTTTGTATACGGCGAGCCGTCCGGGGCTTTCTGAGCCCTGATTCGCTGTTGCTGACGCTGGCGCAGCTTCTTCGCAATGTCGACCGTAAGACGCCGACGGCCAGCGGGGGACAGCGCCGCAAGCAGCCCGGCAAGCTCATTCTCAAACGGTTTAAATTCAGTCATCCCATTTACTCACCAGTTCGCCATTGATGTACAGCTCCACCGGACGCGTGACCGGCTCCGGCGGGGGCGGTTCCGGGATGCGCCGGACGTGAAGCGCTGAGCCGACTTCGTTAACCAGTGTTCGCTCGGTCAGGGCAAGGCTGATACTGATATCAAAACTGCTGTCATTGTTGAGATCGGCCTCGAAAGTGAAGCCTTTAGCCTGACCTGTGGCGGTTTCCATGATGTCGGGCTGATGCTCACGCAGCCACGCCAGCACCGGCACAAGCAATAAATCCGCATCGCCGGTAAAGTCCGTCACCACCACATTGAGCGTGTAACGCTTCTCGAATGACAGCGAGGTGGCGAGCGTGGCGACAAGGTTGCCGCTGTCCACAAACAGCCGCAGCATCTCAGGGTTGGTTTTCAGCACCGGCACGGCATCAGCCAGGGCTTTTCGCAGACTGTCGGGCTTCAGCATCTGTATCATCCTGACATTGTTTGATGGTTTCGACCTGGAGCGCACAGCTTTCTAATGCACGCTCAAGGTTGCGGATATCGGCACTCAAATCACCGTTGGTGTGTGGATCACTGCCCGGCATCGGGCACAGGCTGACTTTCGGGCAGCCGTTGTAAACAATCACCGGCGCTGGCGCAGGCGGCGCGCTTGTGCAACCGGCGCACAGCATCAGGCAAATCAGCGCTGTACCAGCGGCGAAAGGCGTCATTTTCATTGAGTAACCTCGTTATGGTCTGTTCCCGTCGGGCTTCCCGTTCACCGGCAGCGTTCAGCTTCTGGCGTAAATCCACCTGCGCCCGTTCGTTTTTATCCGCCCGGTCACGGGCAACAATGAGCTGGTTTTTCAGCATGCCGATCGTCAGCTTTTGCTCGCCCGCGACACGGTTCGCTGTCTCAAAAGATTCTCGCAGGGCGCTATTTTCATGACGCAGCCACAGCAGCCCGACCACCGCAAGCGCCAGCACCACCATTAACGTTTTCATTGCGCCCCCTTCAGGCAGTAATCCCGCTCACGCTTGCGCCGGTTCTCCAGCCCTTTATTTTTGATTCCGTTGATGTAGACCCAGCGCGGGAGCTGGTCACAGGCCTGTTGCCACTTTTTCTGGTTCAGGAAATAAACCAGCGTCGATTTACAGGCCGCCCCCGTGCCGACGTTAAAGGCGAAACTGACCACGGCGTCGTAAACGGCGGGCGGCATGGCGACCGGCGCACAGGCCGCAAGGCGGCGCTCCGTGTTCAGCACATCCGCGACGAGGTTACTCGCGGCTTCCTGCCCGGTGATATCGTGTTTCGGTGCGACCCCGGCAGTGTGGCCGATACCTGATGTCCATACCCCCGCGCTGCACTGGTAGGGACGCAACCGGCATCCCTCAAGGTCTGCCAGCAGGGCGAGCCCGTCCGGCGAGGTGCGGAGTAAACGAAAATCAGGCACCAGTGCCGCCAGCGCCAGCACGACGGCCACACTGCAACGTTTAGCGATTGATGACATTGCTGATATCCCCGTCAGTCAGGTGCTGCTGATGAAGCTGTGTTGACAGCAACACGTAGCTTTTGCGCCGGTAATACCAGTTAACGCCGACCGTCAGCACCACGCCCAGCGCGCCAAAGTACGCGGCGAAATCCTGCGGCGTCATCGCCCCGAAAAAGGTCAGTGCGACGCTTATCCAGTAGGCCAGCGACGAGGTAATTTTCTCCATGCTCAGTCCCATAAATTCACCGTTTCGGCAGCCGGTGCAGTATCGATATCCGGCAGCTCAATACCGGTGCCATACGGCAGCACCGCGCCGAGCTCTGCCAGCCCCGGATTGGCGGCGAGCACCGTTTCGACCACGCCCCCGGAGCGCCCGTAATAGCGGTTGCAAATCACATCCAGCGTGTCGCCCTGATGCGCATAAACCTTCATCAGATTTGCCCCACAATGCAGCGCGGTTTGTCCTGAATACGGGCGACCGACCAGCGCATGTCCCGCCACAGGTCATCGACCGTGTTGTCGATGCTGTCCGCTTTTTTGTCGCCTCTGGCGCTGGCATCCACACCGCGATAGCGCTCATACAGCGTGGCGGCGGTCATTGCACACACCGCGCTCAGATAGTAAAAAATGCGCATGCTTTCGCCGTCGATATCATCTGCCGGCACATCAGCGAGGCGCGCAAAACCGGCTTTCATCTGGCTTTTCCGCCAGTCGAAAAGCTCGGCGTTGGTTTCGGCTATCCCGGCTTTGATGGCATGGCGCAGCCGTGCCGGGGCAATGGTCTGTTCAAGGCGCATCAGCTCACGCACACGCTTCGGCTCGATATCAGGAAAGAAAAAGGTGTTTTTAATCACCGGCTCGTCACTGACAGGCGGCGGAATGACCACCGTGCCGCGCTCCGGCTGCTCGTTATTTTTTTCAATAATCAGTGTCGTCATGACTGCCTCTGAAAAGGGTGGGCGGTGGACGCCGGTCGCCGGTAAGGTGAACCACCCTCATTGACCGGCGTGCCGCCCTGGCGCGGGGCGCATTCGGTTAACCGGCGTTTTTACGGGGGCGACCCCGCCCGCGTTTCGCCGGTGTGGCTGTTTTTTTCTGTTGTGCGGTTTTCGCGGGCGTCTCTGGCGCGGGCTTCACAACGGGCTTCGGATTCAGTTCGCGGGTAAGGCGTTCGATGTCCTTGCGTACCCCCGCGTTACGGTCGAGCTGGTTCGCGCGTTGCAGATGCGTCATGGCGTCATTGAGCTGACCGGCATCGCGCAGCGTCAGACCGGAGACCTTGTGCAGCCGGGCGCGTACCTCGTCGGGCATGTCGGCGGTGCTGGTCAGGGCAATGGTCTCCAGAATGCCCGCCACCCCGACCGGCTCACCGGCATCACGGGCGCGCAGCACCGCAAGAGCCACCTCTTCGGCCAGCATGTAAGGCGCGGTGCGGGTGTGGGGCTCCGGCATCGCGAGGTTGTGGCGCAGCGCGTAGCGGGCAATCTCCAGCGCGCCGGGAATATCGCCCGCATCAAGACGCCACAGCATCACGGTCATCAGGATGTCATCCTGCGCGCCGGTGCCGTTTTCCAGTGCGCCCGCCACCCACGGCAGGTACATCGGCAGCAGCTCGCGCTTTTTCTCTGCCTTGCGCTCTTTTGAGTGGATACCTTTTAGCGTCCGGCGGTCTGCGGCCAGCTTAACGAGCATCTGCTCATAAGCGGTGGCATGGCGCAGCGGGGCGTTATCCCGCTGCGCGGCCATCATGGCCGAGACCCGCATCGCGTGACGCTGTGCGGGGCTCGCCATCGGTTACGCTCCTTCGCCAGTGGTGGAGGTTTCCGACACGCCAGCAGGTGCGGCGTTACCGGCCATCATGGTTTTCATGGCATCAACGATTGCCGCTGCAAACGCATCGGCGCTGGTTCCTTCCGGGGTTTCCACTTCTTCCGGCTCAAGGATCTCGATGTTTTCAATCAGGCAACCGGCTTCGTAATCTTCAATCACAAAATCGACTTTCACCTGTTCGTAGTTTTCCACCTGGTCGAGCTTCGGATTCTCGATGATGTGGCGGCGGTGGCCGTCCTCGTAGAGATAAATCGAGAGGTTATCAAGCGTAGTGATCAGAATGCTGTTGGCCGGGAAAAACGGCGCGCGCACCGCCTGTAACTGCCCGATGGTTTTCTGGCTGATAATCAGCTCTCCGGCCAGTTGCTCAGTGTTCGGCTGGAATTTGTTGATCATCGGGAAATATTTGTCGGTCAGGATGCGACGCCCACACACGACCACCATTTCCGGGTTTTCGCGGTGAATCTCGGCGATCAGCGTCTCATGCCCATCCATCACCAGCGCGTCGAGGTTTTTGTAAGCGCCTTTCTTACCAACAGTGATTTTCTCTGAAATCACAGTGCCGTCTTCGTCGACAACCCTGCTCATGACGCGCTCCGGCGCGTCGTTGCGGTACTTCTGCAACCAGCCGACTGCCACATCCTGCAACAGCGGGTTTTTCTGGCGGTCTGATGTTGCCGCCCGGCTGATGCCGTTAAAACCAATGGTGATGTAATCCAGCGCCTGACGCCTGACGATCGCGTCGCGGATGCGTGTCTGAAAATCCTGAAAACGCGCCCACAAATCGAGTTTGTTATAGCTCAGGTGATAATCGAAGTTAACCGGGTGGCAGAAATAGCGGTACGCGTCCAGCTTCGAGAAATCGGCGGTTTTACGCTCGACGCCGTTGGCCGTATCGGCGGTGCTGGCAATCGTGCCGTTGACGTCGATGCCGACTTTTTCCTCGGTCAGCTCGCGCACCACAACCATATTAATCTGTTGCAGGAAGGAGGAAGACTGCTGGACTTTGTCGAACAGCGTCTGAGTGACCGACGGCTCGACACTGAATTTTTTGCTCAGGTCTTCCACGCCGACGCCGTTCAGCTCCGCAAGGCGGCTCAGGTAGGCATTAAATTTAAAACGGGTTTCTTTACGCATTGTCTCTGTGTTCCTGTTCTGAAAAGGGGAGCCGGTCAGCAGTCGGTGAGGGTTGCGCCCGCGCCATCGCCGCCGGTGCTCA